GACTTTCAAGTAGGCAGCCAACTCGTCGAGTGTGAAGATCGCCTGCTGGCGCGCTTTCATACCACCCCCACAAGTTCCGTCGTCACGCGGCCTCGCCTGAGGAAGTTCTTGCAAGACTTTGCAAGATATTGCGCTTACCATGCCGAAAGTCAAGCGTCAACATCCAGCGATCTGCTGGCTGAACCGCCCCGGAAATCCCGGAGGCTCGTTGGTGTGAGTCACGCCGCCATGGCGAGCTCACGGGTCTGCTGATAGTAGGCTGCTTCAGCTTCGGCTGGGGGGATGTTGCTGATCGGCTCCAGCAGGCGTCGAAGATTGAACCAGTTCACCCATTCCAGCATGGCCAGCTCGACGGCCTCGAGGCTTTGCCAGGAGCGACGGTGGATCACCTCGGCCTTGTACAGTCCGTTGGCAATACCCTCAATCAGCAGATGTCCGCTTCGGGTCGCATCACGCCTTGATTCTTGACGTGGGAGAACCCTGACCACCCCCTTCATCAGGAGTAGGTCATGGCAATTCTTCACACATCTCAGCCCCACGAGCCTTGGAACAAGGGAAAGCTGATCGGACAGAAGGCTCCGCTCAAGCTGAAAGATATCTGGGCCATCCGGATCAGACTTCAGCTTTGACCTGCCCCCACTGGCCATACCAGTGATTACTGATAAAGCCCGGGGTTGAAGGTTACTGCGTTGTCGGCTTGTTGTGCTCGGTGGTTGGCAGCGAACTGGGCAGGCGGGATTCGACCGCAGCTGCTGTGTGGTCGCACCTGGTTGTAGTCGCGTCGCCAGTCGGCGATGACCTGGCGGGCTTGGGCGAGCTCATTCATCTCTCGCCGGCCACTTTGGATGTGTTTGCCCGCTACGTGCAAGACGGCGATCAAGCTCCCGAGTCAGGCGGGCTACTTCTTGGGACAGTTCATGGCGAGCATCTGATCATTGAACAGGCCACAGCCCCAACTATCTGGGACCTCAGGCTGCGCACCTTTTTTCACCGCTCCCCATTCGGTCATGCCAAGCTTGCCCTTGATCGCTGGCGCGCCTCACGTGGCACGGTACGATATCTGGGCGAATGGCACACCCACCCGGAGGACTACCCGACCCCGTCCGGATTGGACCGCTCGGAATGGCGCCGACTGGCTACGGGGAGAAAAGACAAGCGACCGCAGCTTTCGATCATTGTCGGGAGGCAAGGTCTCCACGTCGAGCTGGTTCATGGAGACGGTAATGGCGACCTCTTTCAGCCCCACCGATAAAAAAATGCGTTGACCCATGAAGCCGCAAGCTTTGAAGCTCAAAGAGGGGACAAGCGGCGAGGGGGACTGGCCACTAGTCAGAAGCCTTGCAGCGACTGTTCTGGGTGTTGCGGACCACGAGTTGGCCTGTTGCGCTTAGGAGCCTGAGTCGCGCAACACAAGGCTCGATGCAAAAGGCGCAACAGATTAATGTGCTATATCGGCAAAAACGCTTTTAAATTTAGTCCGTTACTGATGCAACACTAAACATACCTACCAAGATTGCGAAATCATGGATTGGCCGAATCCGAGCCTTCGTCTCCTCCGCTTGGCAATGGCTGGGCCTCTGGCTCGGCTCTTGCCTGCGCCCCGGGACCCCGGCCAAGGATGAGATCGCGGCATGATTGAGTTTGACCCGCACCACCGTATCGACTTGACCGGCCCTTGGGCCGGTTTTTCTTTCCTGGGCGACCGCCTGATTACGCCCGAGGGCCGCGAACTGCTGCCCGAGGATCTGGCCTGGCTGTCGCTCACCGCCTGCCAGGCGCAGGAATGGCGCCGGATGATGGAAGCTGCACGCTCGGCACCGTCGATCGACAGTTCCAAGCGTGGTGGCAATCTTCCTGCAGTAACGTGGGATCGTCCTGCCACTGTCGTCAATCTGCGGGACGTGGTGAGCCGGCGCAAACAGCGGTCGGCGGTGGCGATGGCTGGCCCCGACGCCGAGCCAACAGCGGCAATCCTGACGATACCGGGGCCGATGCCTCGCCAGCGCGTATGAGGCGCTTCCGTAGGGGCGCTGCCCCTACACCCCGGTCACTGCTCGCGGCAGCGCTGCCAGCCGCCTGCGGGCGAAGAAACCTGTTCCCATCCATTGGGGAGCTTTCGGAAGGCCTGGCCGCCGATACAGGCGAGTCCAGAGCGCTTAGAAGCTTCGGACCCGAGCGAAGGAAGCCCGACGACACTATCGGAAGGACCAGGGCGACCGGCCCGGCGCGCTTCATCTGAAAGCACGCGGGCTTCGAGATGCTCGCAGTACGCCTTTACGCCCGGATGTGGGTGGTTCGGCCAGGCCAATTCGTGACAATTAAGCGGCGTGGTGGTCTCTGACATCGAGTTGTAAGCCGGCTTTGGGGCCGCTGGGAGCGGCTTCGGCCTTGGACCGGTAGCCGACTGCAGCTGCGCTGCGGCGGGCAAAGCAAATGCCAGTAGCGCGAAAAGGAAGCCAGCGCGGATATCCATACCCTACCCCTGTCAGGTTTGATTTCTCCGACAAGGCTAGCGTCGCTTGAACGTCCGGTCCATCCACCGGGCAAACCAGTAATGCAGGTCGAAGAATTTACTCATGCGCCGACTATAGCCACAAGCACGACCAAAAGCGCCAGGTGGCCCACGTAATACGCGTAGAAGGCCCTGCCTGATCGCGGAATGCGTGCCGGCAGTTCGCCCAAGGCCATGACAGGCAGGGCTAGCAACGCCCAGCCGTTGCCGTTGTACAGGCAGAGCAGGCCCATGCATGCCCACACCCATATTGGCAGCACCAGGTAGAGCCGCTGCTGGCGCCAGTCCCAGGAGCCAAGCAGCCAGTGCATGCGCTTTCCATGATTCTTGAACCACGCCCAGGCCGCCAGAACGAGCCACACGCCGGGCCAAGCGTAGTCCAGAACAACCGGAGCAACGAGACAAAGGAGCGCAGCAAGCGCCCACTGACGCCGTTCCAGAGCCCAAATGCAACCAGCCGCGGCGGCGAACGTCAGCAGCACATTGAGCGGCAACGGCTGGCCGAATGCCAGCACAGCCGCGGGAGTGGCGACCAGGCCCCAAAGCGCCAGGCGCCGCGCTGACTTCCCCGCATCGGCGCCAGGTTGCGCCAGATTGTAAGCCATGACCAGGGCGAACACAGGGAACGCAACACGACCCAGCTGGGACACACCTGGCACGTGACCAAGACCGAACACGGTCACGATGTGATCGCCGGTCATCAGCACCAGGGCGAGCCATTTGAGCAATTCACGCCCGCCACTGGTCATAGCCGATTCTCCCCAGGTGGCGTGGTGAGGTAAGTGCCTGACTGATGCTGAGGCGACTCGGGGAAAGTGCCCATAGCACGGGGCTGACGTTCAACAGCGACGCCGTGCCCCCGCTGCTCGATCTGATCGAGCGCGCGGTTGATCTGCGTCTGACCATCCACAAGCCTGTTCTCACGCCGAGGCAGATAGGGCTCGTACTGGCCGCGCCGAGCGACGTAACGGCACGTCGGTTCGTCCAGGTCATAACGGCTACCCTGCTCCGTCACGCAATTGCAGCTGGGTTCGTCGTGACCACCGAGACCATTCTCGCCACCGAGCGACGACATGCAGAAAACGCGCGGCGGCTCGCTGGGGACGCTAAGCGCATCGTCATATACGGGTGCGCTCCAGGGCTGAGATGGGACACGCGGTAGGAACTTGTCGACGTAATCCTTTAGCGGTTGTGCCGACTTTGCCGCCACCGCTCCGCCCGCCGTCGCTGACGCTCCGTCGCGCGGAGCGCTGACGCCACTGGCACCACCTGGTGCGGGAAGGTCGCCGCCGCTCATGCGCTTATCCATTCGCCCGAACGCGACGTACAGCATCACCACCGCAGCCACAATCAAGATCGGAAGCGCGATGTAGTACCAGGGAATCTTGCGCTCGGTGGTGTCAAGTTCGGTGGACTTGTACATGCCCATCGGACGCTTGGGTAGCGTCTTGCGCTTGATCGTCAGGGGGGGGGCCTTCTCAGCCCGTGCCTCGAACTTGTCGAACTCGCGCAGGTGCACAAACTTCGTTCCGAAGCGACGACGCACATGTACGTGACGCTCAATCAGATCATGTACGAACTGATCGCACTGCTTGTCGGGGGATTGGCTTACAAAGATGAAGTCCAGGCCCTTATGCCGATGCTTGGCAAGTTGCTCCACGTGATGCGGCACCTTCGCACCTGCTGGCCGCTTCGGGAGCATGCCATGCTCATAGGCCTCATCGACCAGGGCGACAGCGCCATCAGGAAGGAAGTTCGGCCAGTCGCGGAACTGCTCCGGCGTCATCTCTAGAACGCCAGTTTTGGCATAGTCGAACTCGCGAATGTTGCACGCGTATACGATGCGCCCCTGGTCTTTGAACTCAAGCAAGCGCTCGATGGCGTGGAGCGTCTTACCGTGCCCAGGCTGGCCGGTATACCAATAGATCATGAGCCAGCTCCCAGCTGATCAGCGACAGTCTTCGGCACGATGAAGACCTTCCACGCCATGCGGACCGTCAAAGCGGAGAGGATCATTGAGAACGAAATGCCAACGCCCAGGTAGTTGAGCATCTGCATCGCAGGCCCATCCAAGCCGCCGACAAATTGCATAACGAACTCTTTAAGTTTGGGTAACAGTGCATTGAACGTGACCGTAGTCAGTCCGAACGTTGCAAGCCCCTTGCCAATCAGGCCAGCCGCAGCGTCTTTCAGCTTGCCGACCAGCGACGTTGTTGCGTCAACGATCCAGTCAGAAACCATGCCCATCAGAAGGCCGCTCCCATAAGAATGCGAATTGCGGTGTATGCGCCGAAGATCAAGATCAAGGCGCGCAAGATCGCCGCGATGCGGCAGAAGTACGGAAAATCAGCGGAATTAACAGTCTTGCCCATGATCGTGATTGCTGGAGGCTCAGGACACGTGCCGCCACCACCGAACATGTTGCTCGTATCGAGATTGCTCGTTGAAAGCCCGATACCCCACTTCTTGGCGCTGGCAACGTCGGCCGCGCCGTCACCAATCGGCGTCACGTCTCCCCTGCCCTCCAGCACATCGGCCACACCATTCCCGTTGGCGTCCCCGTTCGTGCCGCCTTGTCCAGGCGTGTCCTGCTTCGAGGCGAGCTTCTCCACAGCGCACGCAGAGCGCCACTGCATCAGCAGTTGCGTGTACTCCATCGCATTGCACCTCTCGCCCGTGCAGGTAGGCATGCCGGATTGGGAGCAATGGCCGCCGCTGATGTTGTTGTTGCGCCGGGTGTTGCAGTCAATTCGCCACTGAATCCGTGCCTGACCACACATAATGGGCGACCCACTACATGACGGCGGCGATTCGCATGTGTCGCCACCGGAGAAACTCTCGGGGTCATCCGTGTCAGGCTCGCCGTCGTTGTTCTTGTCTCTCTTGCAAGTACCGTCGGGGCCACGCACCTCACCCTTGGCGCACTGGCCATCACCAGGGATGCAGCTGCCGAGCGGGCTGCGAATCATGCCCGCTGGACACTCTTCGTCCTTCTTCTTGCATGAGCCAGAAACGAGCGCCATGCCATCCGGGCAGGGCTTCTCATCAGTGCAAGCATTGCCTACCTTGACCTTGCCCTCCGGGCACTCAGGCTCAACAGGCTGGCAGACGCCAAGCATGGCGTTCCACACCATATTTTTACCTTGGGCAGCGCAGTCAGGCTTCTTCTCACACTGCTTGCCGTTAGGACTGTACGTACTGGTGTCGTCGGCATTCTGCCGGTATACAACTTCACATCCTCCAACGCATCGGACGGATCCGCTGGGTGGAAAAAATGGCGTTGTCTTGCTTGGCTCACTAGAGCAGCCGCGAGCGTAGAACCACTGCGCCTGTTGTCCAAAGGTAGGCGACACGTCTGTCTGGTGAACGCCGTTCAATGAGCAAGCCGCCGAGACGGTGTAGTAGCCACGACCGGCGCCGACGGGAAAATTCTGCGGACGGTTGGCC